GCTTAATAGCTTCGTCAAGATTAACGTATTGTCTCATCACATCAGCCCCTAAAGCTTCTGCCATCACTGTAATAAACTCAAGTAGCTTCTCTTTATCTTGTCCTCTGCCTAATCCCTGAAGACCTGTAACTATTGAGATACCAACTATGTCATCAGGTAGTTTTGGTACTCTGCCAGACTTAACTAACAGGTGCATACGTCTTCTTAGATAAGGTAGCTGTAGTTCTGAACTCAGGATAGAGTAGATTCCGCCAAGTGTTGATTCTAGTTCCTGTGTTAATAGTTTTAACTCTGTACTTGTAACTCTTTCAGCGTCACGTTGTACTGCTTTAGCCATCAAGAAAGCATACTGTAATCTTTGTTCTATTCTTTGTACTGCTGTAAAAGATACTTGCAAGTCTTGTCCTTTACCTACCTGTAAGACCGAAACATCTTGTGCATTTCCCTCTCTGATTGCTCCATTAGGTGCTTTGCTTAGAGTAGAAGCTCTAGTTGTGCCATTAGGATTTACAAGAAAAACTGTTCGGGCGGAAGCTGCTGCATTTTCTATAATTGCTTTCATTAATCCTTCTAAAGAAATCAAGTCCCCTCGATATTCTTCAACATATCCCCTTCCATAATGTTCTCCTGAAATCCTAGTCCATCTGAGATTTATAAAAGGAGAGACATCTTTCTTAGCTCTACCTTCTGTATTAGGAATGATCTCATTCTTACATTCTTGATGGTAGTTAAAATAATCTCCATCTCTTATGACGTATGTATATATATCTAAATCTTCTTCAAGTGTTTCACTTGTATATTCTACTTTTTGCTGTAAGTTTTTTATAAAATCTTGGGGTAATGCTTTAGCATTTATAGATTCTTTAATAATAATTTCAAGGGTGTTACCTGTAGCGTCACGTTTACATACATATTTTTCTAAAGGATATATTTGTAACCCTTCATCTGTTAAATAAAGTAAAACATTCCCACCTACTATCAAATGTTTTAATGCTTCAAACATAGCAACTCTGTCGCTAGATACTTCTATCTCTCTCATCAAAGCATTTTCTACTTTACGCAAAGCTTTATCTATTTCTGTTACTGCTTCTGCTCCTCCTGATTCTTGAGCTATTTTAATTTGATCTAAGACTAATTTAAAAAATGGAATATTCGTAGGAAATAAACCTATCAAAATTTTTGAAGCTAAAGCATTTGTACCTGCTGCTCCAATCCCTTGAAAAGGTGTCTTAATTCTAGTTCTTTTACCACCTGTACCTGCGGAAGTTTCAGGTATTAAATATGGCAAAGTATATTTGCTAGACTCCTGCCCTTCTCTTAGATAAGAAGATCGTTCAGTAGCATACTGCTCGTACAGTGCTGCAGCCCTGCCGACAGGAGAAGAATATTCCATGTGTTTTTAAATAGGGGTATTAAGATTACCACTTCTGGTAGTTTCTCTTTTACCTAACAAAGGGATTCTTAAGGACGCTGTGCCTTTTCTACCTGCTTCTCTTGCAGCAGTTCTTCCTAACTTCTGACCCTTTTTCTTGACGTTAGTTCTTTGTTGTCCAGTAACTACAGCTTCAGCAGTTTTTTCTGCTTTAGGTGCGGTAGGTTCGGGGTCTGGTAATGGAGGTGGGGGCGGTGGTGCAGAATTGAAGCACATAGTTTTTAGTAAATAGATTTCGTGTTGTAGGGAGAAGTAGAACTTCCCATACCAGATTTGCGTCTGGTATCAGTTTCAGGATTAAGACCTGCAATCCTGACATTTGATAATTCAGGGTCGCCTTTCTTGATCTTGATACCTTTTTCTTTCTTCTTCCTTCTAAGTTTTAACTGATCTGTAATTTTCTCAGTATCAAATGGGTTCTCAACCTCTTCCTGTTTACCTGTTACTTTAGGAGGTGCGTCCTTAAATTCAGCCTTTTTAGGGGCAGGTGGTGGTGCAGGTTTAGAGCCGAAACACATAGTACTAATCTAATACTTTTTCAGTTAACATAGTTTCACGTTGTCTTTTTTGTTGTTCAACTAAGTAGTCAACAACAAACCTTTGCCCTGCTCGATACCAGACTTCTCTATCAGTTAATGATAGATCAGGATGGCGATTAGGAAAGACCTCATCTAACCCTTGTATTAAGTCATCAGTTATTATTGGTAACTTAACAGCCAAGAAAAAGATTGAAACTATTAATATACTAACTCTTAATCTGAAAATATAAATACTTTTGTATAGATTTATATGCTAACCTTAAAGGAATGGGGGTGGTTTCCCATTGGTAAAGCAACAAAAAATCCTAGAGTTTTTCTTCTCCTGAGTTTCTCTAGGATTTTTTTATGGGTTCCAAAGTTTTACTTCTCCTGTATTGTAGTCATAATCTCCTTCTCTTAATATCCTTGTAAGTCTTGCATTGAGAATAGCATCAGCAATACTATATCCTTTCTTTGTATATGTTTCTTGTACCTTATTCCATAGTGCGTCTGGGGTGTCTGGAATATCTGCTAATAATTTACTAGCAGTTACCATACCTAAACCCTTAACACCTATTATTCCATCTCCACTATCTCCTGCTATAGCCATTTCAAACCAATGTCTATTAGCTTTTTTCATTGTGATATGTTCAACCTCTTCAGTAGCTAATAACTTACAAGGTAATGTTCTCATATCTTTATCTACAGATACTATGATTGGGTCTTTATATTTTCCTGAAGTTGCTGCTAATCCAAGCACGTCATCTCCTTCTAACTTCTCATAAAAAAGAGATTCGTATTCTTGTTTAACTCTATTAATAACTTCTCTAAGAGCTAGTGGTTTTCTTTTACCTACTCTATTTATTTTATACTCTGGGAATATGTGGTGTCTAAATGTTGGATAAGAAGAAAAACACATAACAATATCATGCTTTCCTTGAGCAATAGTTTTATAAACTTCAATTCTATTTTCAAATATTTCCATACAAGTTCTTACATCTGAGTGAAGTGTATGCTCCCACTCTGTCCACCTTATATCTTCTTCTGCTGCACAACAGGAAGAATAAACTAGCCAATCAGCATCAATTAATAAAGTCATAAGTCTCCGAATGTGTTTTCATAAACTACTAATCGACCTGTCTTATGGTCGTATAATAATTTATCTACTTCTCCTGTCATGCCTGTATGTCTTGACTTAAGTATCTTTAGTTGTAGTCTTTGTCTTTCACTAGCTTCGCCTACTTGATTTCTTGATGCTCCCAAAACGACATCACTTAACTGAAGCAATCCAGAACTCCCCTTCAAATCACTGGTAGATATTTCTCTACCTTCTTCGTGTGCCTGTCCTATCGGTCTGCGTAGATGGCTAACAAGTATAAGAGCTATGCCTGTTGATTCACATAGACTTCTTAGCTTAGTCATTGTTACATCTATTGCACGTCTTTCATTTTCTAAATCCAAACCACTTGTCACTATGGTTATGTGATCGAGTATTACTATCTGTACTCCATCTACTGTAGCTAAGTATCTTATCTGTTCTAGTAATACATCAGGTTCAAGACTACCAAAATGGTTATAGAGATATAGGTTGCGAGCCGAAGTCAGCTTATCAAATGCAACCTTAACTTCTTCTGTATCTATGTCATCTTCTAAGTGTAAAGGTAAGTTCATATCTATCCCAACTAAACCTTGAAGTGTTCTTTGTACTGACTCTTCTAAACCTATGTAACCTACTTTCAATCCATTCCCTTTAGTAAGGAAGTGATGGCACAATTCTCTACATATCGTGGACTTCCCTGCTCCACTGCCACTCGCTACTGTGAACAGTTGGCTAGGAAATAAACCTCTGGTAAATTCATTTAGCTTTGGAAAGGGAAAGTCTGATATAGCTTTACTTGTTTCTTTAGTAAACAAATCCCATGCGTCTGCTGCATTGATAAGAGAGTCAGGTCTTACTGGTTTAGCACCCCATAGTTTTGTTTTAACTATCTCTCCTTCTCCTAATACAAGATGATCGTTAACGTCATTGCGATCTAGTCTTGCTATTGCAACCTTACCTTTGGGTAAAACTTCTAGACATTTCTCTGCTGCTTTAATTCCTGCTTCATCATTATCAAAGCATAAGACTATACGACAATAAGTATCTAACCATTTGTAGTTAGCTGCCAGATACTTAGCTGCTGATTGTACACCTGATGGGATGGAGACACAGGGGAACTTGTTGCCTTGAATTTGTGACCCACTCATGCAATCAATTTCGCCCTCAAAAATACTTACAAACACTGAGCCATTGCTGCCATGCTGTCGCCATAGGTGCTGACCCCATAGCTGTACTTCAGAGATGTCTCCTATCCAAGCAAACTTCTTATCTGCAAACCTGATATGTTGTGCTACATCTCTACCTTTCTGATCTCTGTATGTAGCAACTTGAACAGGCATACCTTTATACTCTGCCTGTCCATAACCAAATAGTTCGCAAGTCTCTTTAGTGATTCCACGTTTAGCTAAAGCTATAGGTGTGACCTTCAATAATCTTTGTACTGGTTTTCTTATTGGAATGATGTTACTCATTTTCTTTTCTTTCTTGTCTGGGTAATAGGTGTATCCGCAATCCATAGTGAAGCAATGTTTATGTCCATCACTAAAGACAGCACAGTTCTTCTTGCCACACTCAGGGCAAACTTCTTTAATCTTGTATTGACTCTTCATTTAAATTGCACCTGTGTTCTTTAAGGTTTACATCTACCCACTCTTTGCCTGTGAATACTATCCACATTTCTCTGTGGTCATCAAAGACTACACAACCTATATCTGGGTTAGGTGGTAAAGGAAAGCTAGGCATCTGGATATTTAACCTGTTGGTACTGAGCTAGTCGATACTCAAAATGATGAGTAGTTCCATTCGGGTAAGTAAATTTATTATTTTTTTCTAGTTGATTTAACAAAAAAATTAAATCAGCAATTCTCTCTGTAAGAGAACTTTTTCTGCTGTCTATGTAAGGGTTAGTCATACCACTCCTTTGGTATATATGTATCGCAGTAGAGGAAGCCATGCCTATCGCACCAAGCACCATAGGTTAGGCTTCTCTTTGCTTTACTTAGTTTGGTCTTACTATTCTGGAAACAAAACCTGATGTCTAGTTCGGGTCTTGTCTCCTTAATAGCAAGATGTTTTCTTCTGTCTTCCTTAGAAAAATATCCTTTTGTTTCAACAATGAAATCGTTGAGAATAAAGTCTGGCTTGTAGCTACTACATATTGTGTAGTCAATGCTAAGTGTTTCATAAGTGAAGACAATTTTTTTTCTAGTTAAGTTGTTTGCAAACTCAGCTTCAAACTTGCTCTTGTATTTAGAAGTCGGCTGCGGTAACGGTGGTTTTCTCTTCATAACTTGATGGTTCAGTTGTTTCAAAATCATCTGCTCCACCTCCACCTGTCCAAGGAGCAATCTCCCTAAAACAAACAGAGAGGGGATAACATCTGATACCTACACCGTTACCCTGTGCGTCATAACCTGAAGCCAAGAAAGCAATCTGCCCTGTAGTCTCTGGACTTATCTTGTCCATTGATTTTCTCTCTTCTTCATTCATCATTAAGTTTTTACCTGAAACTTTATCATGCTTATAAAAAGTAATAGGTGGCTTGGCTTCTCCTTGTCTGCCTTTAGCATTCTTCTTGATCTTAACTATGAGATAGTCCTCTTCAAAATCCCAAGGGAATGTAGGCTTACCTGTCTTTGGACTCTTAGTTAAAGTGAACTCTCTGTTTGGATAAGCACCTTTAAGTTTTACCTTCCAATCTTCCAGTAAATTTTCTAACTGTGTGACTATGTACTGTGTCGCTTCATGCTCGATACCTTGCTCGTCTTTGACTTTACTGCCAACTGGTATCATAGCTTCGGTCTTCCACTTCTCTACACCTAAGTATTCATCAGGTGTTACTAGATAGGAATAACGAAAGCGAGTTCCTACTGGAGTGATTATGCGAACCGACTCCGATTTGATTTGAGTTTCCATGTTTACCTTGGATTGTTCTTTTTATTCGTCTTCTAAAAGACGTTCACTTATTGTACCTTAGTTCTCTGTTAAGTAAATATATATGGTGCTGTCAACACATCTGTTATATCGAACTCCCCCATCAATAGTGCAGGTGGTAATCCTTTGGTATCAGTTAATTGATCTGCTGCCTGATGATGTAAGTTATCCAAGTTGTTGTCACTATAAATTGTAAAGAAACTTTGCTTAACTGATTTGATTAAGGACTCAAGTTCAGCAGCAGGACTACCAAAGCAATCATGTATTAAACAGAATTGTTTGTGTCCTTTCTTTGCAGCTTCAACCACACTGATATGTAGATGAGCAGCATCAAAAGAATGTATGTAATTACTTGGGAAACCTTGGACTTGTTTTCTTTTGTTGACTAGCTTGACATCAGGTTCGGCAAGACTTAGGAACACTGTCTGATTACTGAGCTTGGTCTTGATTCTTTTAGTGTGGTTTGTATAGTACTTCTGTTGCACTAGAAAACCAGATGGTGTATGCCAAGAGATAGTCTTGTTCTCTTTGTTAAAACATAAAGCGATCTTTGCTAAGTAATTTAAAACTTGATAACTCTCAGGGCAAATATCTTTTACAGCTTCTTGAATTAACGTAGCTAAGTAAAAGTTATTCTGAAAATTTTTTGCCATTGAAATATTTTTGGCGACAAAATATTTTTCTATGTAGTTAGCTATGCCAAAGGTCGTGCAGTTGTAAGGTATCATCAGCACTGGTTTCTTTATAAACTTTCTACTTAACTCCTTTGAAATGTCATTCCATTTCTTACCTTCTGTTGTTGTATCTTTAGCTAATAATTCTTTGACTCTTGTAAGAACATCTTTATATAAATCTTGTGGCTTGCTTGCCTTCTGTAAGTTTACTTTTCTTGCTAGTCCTTGAGATGATATGAGTCCTGCGATATGTTGATACCCATTGTTAGTTCCATCAAGGCAGCAACAAAAACGTGAAACATATTTACCTTTCAATCCAACCCTACAAAATTCGTACCACTCTCTACACCAAGCAAGAAATTGCCAAGGGTCTTTTGCTTGACCCCATATATCTATGTTGTCTAATGGATTGAGTGATACCTGTTCAGCAAAGTCTTGCCCTTCAATGTAAGCCCACTCTAACCTTTCGTCATAGCTCAACTTGTTATAGCCAAAAGCATTAGCTCCTGCTATCGCTAACCAATCAGCATCTTTCTTAGTCTTGATTACAGCACCCTCATAGAATTGATGTAAGGCTCTAGCTATATCAGTTCCTTGTGGGTGGAAGTGAGCAGTAACAGGATACAACCTTGAAGTAAAATCCATTTGATAAACGTGATAAAATTTTTCGCCAAGATAATTTTTTGCTGTGTCAATCATTGAAAGTATTTGGAATCTCTTTACTTTGTTAGCGTGGTTTGTATCATGAATTAAACCTGCGTGGTAACTCCATTGTTTTGTTACCTCCTTATCTTCTCCAAAACCTTCAGGCTTTACTGGTAACTCTAGTGGTTCTCTATCAATCAACCCCCCTACTTCTATTCTTTCTTCCCAACAATATACAAGAATATCAAACACAAATTTATTCACTCCCCACCCAGTATGTGACGCAAGGTTTAGAGCCTTTAGACATACTGTTAAGTTTTCTTCTTGTAACTTTTTTAATGTCTCTTGATTAGTAGTCTTGATAGCTGAAGTCCTGAGTCTGTCAGTGTAATAACCTCCATCAAATAGTGTTGTATATGGTTTGGGTTTATCGTGGCAAGGAAGATATAAAGGATAGGCAGCAATGCGGTTGGCTCTGTTCTTTCTTATCCACTTGTCTGCTACATCAGTGAAGACCACACATGAAGTAGTAGTCTTACCAACCCTTTTGTTAACTAGCTTTATCATTCCAATATGATTAACAACTAGGTCTATAAGTTTCATACCAATCCTTAATTTATTTTCTTTACTCCAAGTCTGAAACTCTATGCCCTTCTTACTCATGTGTGACCTGACCATATTCTTTTTATAACCTTGGTGGTTTGTATCTCTTGTATGAAACTTGATAGCTCTAAAATGTTTCGGGTCTTGTTGTTCAAAGATTGTATAACGCATCTCATCTTCTAACATCTGACCTATATTAATTGCTACTTGTGTTGTTGCTTTACCCAGTGATACGTTATCTATGATTACCTTGAAAGCTATAAAAGAAACTACGTCAATGTCAGGGAATTGATTTAGATATACAGCAGCTAAAGCCTTGACTCCTACCTGTCCACCTATGGATTTGTATATATAGTTCTGAATCTGGTTTGTTAATTCCTCTAGTCCTGCTTCAATCATGTTGCGAGCATAGTATGTTTCGGACTCCCTGCCCTGCTCCCT